TTTGGGGTCTGTAGGAGCGTTACTATCAGTAACTTGTTTATATGTAGTACCATCATATGTTGATGCAGGGTTAATTCCATCTGTCAATATTATTTTTGGACTACCAAAATTATACTTTGTAAACCTTACCTTGCTAACATCTGTCATCGTAGGGTTACTTGTTCTAAATAAACCTGTACCCGATCCTACCTCAATAGCTGCTGCTGTCCCTGCACTTACAGCTATCTGCGTAATTGTGTTAAAGTATTTTGTACTACTTACTGTGGAATTGTTTGGCCCATTCACTACTTCAGTTTGTGCTGTGCCTAAATAGTCTGTACCTGTAATAGTAAAGGTTTTACCTGATTCATTACCTGTTCCGAAAAAAGTAACTAGTCTAGGTTGTTCTGATGCAGCCGTTGTAAAATTTACAGAACCGCCAGAAGCCAATGCACCATTGATTGTTAAGTTACCTGATCCTCCTGGTGTCTGTGAAGCACATACTCCATCCCTATCATTTGCAATAACATCACAGGTTATTTCCCCCCATGAAGTAGAACTGTTGATATATCTATGTAAGTAATTACTACCACTAGAAGGTTTTCTACAAGCTAAGATACCATCGTTGATACCATTAGCTACACATACACCTAGTGTACCTGTATTGTCTTGACCTGTAACTGTGCCATAATCATTGCTGTAACCATTTATCTTACGATACCCACCTGTAACAGCAGGTTCATAATTAGTTAGCTTTATAGCAGATCCAGGTTGTGTCTCACCTTGAGATAACACATCCCTACTGGTGTTTAGCCCACCCTGAGAAAAAACTTTAAAGGAAGCTAAATTTTCAGCCATTACATATTACCACTAAATGCACTTGTCCCTGATCGTTCTATTACTGTGGAGCGAACTACTAATATATCATCTACTAAAACTCTACGCATTGCTTTTATGCCATCTTCAAAATTGTTTTGATGCATTGCAGCACTTTGTTCATTGCTACGGAATCTCATCATAAACATCATAGCACCGTCTATAACTACATGTTTAAAACGGTCAGGTATAATTACTGTATCATTATAATTTGTTAATTCTGTGGGAAAACTCCAGTAGACGTACTCTATCTGGTAGGCTGCATCTGGCACAGGTGTAACACCAAACTTCTCTTCTAGTGTTTGATATACGTAAATGGGTGCGCCATCTCCATTAGTTAAATCACCTGTATCGTCTATGCTACGATGGTTTTGTATATAGTCATCATAAGAAATAGGTCTAAGCCTCATGGGAGTGTTACCTTTTGAGGTAAGCTTTTTAAGGTAAAAAGTATCCCAGTCTGTGCTAGAGTAATCATTAGGAAAACTATACTGTCTAGTACCTGCAGTAAGATCTTGTGTTTGAGTTGTTTTTAAAAAAGGCCACTCCTGACCATCTTGTACAATAAGACGTATACTGTTATTGATAGCATCTTTAGCTAAAGCTTGAACATTACGTACTGAGTCAAAGCCTTCACCATTAGCATCTAAGGTAACTTCATTTAACCTGCGTAATAATTCATTAACTAATGTAACATATGTAGCCATTTTAGTATCCCTTAGATGTACTTAAAGGGGCAAGTTTCCCTGCCCCCTAGTTTTGTGCTTATGCAAGCAAGTCACGATCTACTTCGTCAGGAGCAGCATCGCCTTGATCACTAACATCCATCATCATAGCGTAAACACGTAGTTTACCTGCTGAGAATGTTGCACCATCACCTGCAAAAGTCAGGTCTAGTGTGTCTGCTGAAGCAAGCGTAACGTCTGCAGCAGGTGTAGCTGAAGGAGCATATGCCCCGTCTGCTGCGCCATCAATATCAAACGCTGCAACAAATTCGTCAGCATCTGCTGCACCCAATGTTACTGTTGCGTTTGTACCAGTGTTCATAGTTGCAGATTCTACAACACAAACACCTGCATGAAGTACCCTTGTATTAGCAGGTATTGTGAGACATTGAACTACGTCACCCGATGAACAGTCAATAGCCTGTGCAGTAAGATCAATAGTTTTCTGTACCATGTAAGGCGAACGCCCTCTTTGGGAATTACCGTGTGCAGGTAAAAGCAAAGATGATATAGTAGCCATAAGTTTATCCTCCCTTACGCTGCGTTATATTTAGCAGTTACGATAGCTTCTGGACGAAGTATCTTCCTGCCGTATAGATGCATACCGCGAACGATGTCACTAAATGAGTCTGGATCACGATAAGTCTCAACTTTGTTGATTTGCTCTGCAGTTGCTACTGCTGAGTCGTGACCTGCCACGATAACACCGAAGTTAGTATTTTGGTTTGCTGTCCCAGTTGTACCTGCACCTGTTCCTACCGCAGGTAGGTTTGATGATGTGTACATACGGAAGCCATGGATGTTATTCAAGACTAAACCGTTTTGCAGCCCTGCTCCACCGAAGTCAGCATTCAACATGCGTGAATCTTCGTCTTTGAGTAGTTCTACAAACACAGGGTCAACAACGAGCCATCTGCCTCTTGTATCAACTTGCTGTTGATCTAAAAGACGCCCCATACGAGCAATAACTTGTAGGGGAGTTGCTGTTGCAGTATCAGCAGCAGTTGCACCGCCTAAACGTGGCTTCAATGGAATTGAGTGATCACCTGCAGATGATGTCGTAATGTTTCCAAAGTCACCCTTCTTAAGCTTCATAGAAGAAAGAAGTTCGTCTGTACCTGCAGTTGAAACAGCTACTGAACCATTTACTTGGTCATTAACTGTTCCTGCATTTGCGTGTAGCGCAGACTGTTTGTAACCTGCCAAATAGCCAAGGCATTCTTGGTCCATTTGATCAGCTAGTCTGTATGCTGCACGATCAGTTGCAAGTTGCATAAAATCTACGTGACTATGGGCTTCCTCAATATCGTCCATCTTAAAAGCAAAATAATTGGCTTTATCAACAGTTAACTGAAATTCTTCATCGTCAAGATCTTGTGCTTGGATTTGAGTTCCACGAGCATATGCGGATACAGAAATTTCTGGCTCCTTTATAATTTTGACCGTGTCACCTTGGTTAGCAATCTCACCAAAATAATCGTTATTGGTAATTGCGTTAGCTACGGCACTCTTGCGAAATGCAAGTTGTACCTGCTTGGAATAAATGATTGGTGAAAAGTTACCGTTTGGTAAATTCCCATAACCACTCGCTGTAGTAAAAGCCATTGTAATTCTCCTTATATAGATATGGCTATGTTAAGTTTTACACATCATATCCACGAAAGAGGCCGTTCATTTTAGGGTAGTCAGTGTTGCTAATCAGTTGGCCTACTTCATAGCTACTGGGCCTATATGTCTGGGTAGTTCTTATTGTGGCTTAGTGTTAGTCACACGATAGAGTGGTATTTAAGTCACTCTAATCATGTTAGTAGTTATACTTACGAATTTGTTATTGTCAAGTAATTATTTAGACATATCGTAAATAAACTTTCCACTACGAATAGCTTCCATGATCTCATCAGATCGTTTCTCATATTCTCTAGTGGACATCTTGTTAATCTGAGACTCACGAAGGTATGTATTACTTTCTTCAGTTTCAGGTGTATTACGTACACGAGCCTTAACAGCCTTAGCTGCATCCTTATCGCTTGTGCTACGTTTGTTTGTAGTGATACCATTGTCTGCTTTGTACAAGTCTATTACTCTTGCTACAGACTTAGCATCATCAACATTCTCATATAGTGCGTCTTGTACCCACTTAGGCTGTTCTTTAGCCCATCCATGAAACTCATCGTTAGAACGTATTTCTTGGAAGTCAGGGTGCATACTCAGTAATTCAGCTTCAGCTTTCTCACGTTTAGCATTAATACGTAACTCTTCTACTTCTTTTAAACGCTTATCAATATCTAGTGAACGCTCTTGGGCTTTCTTATCCGCTATAGCTTCTACTATTCCTGCTACATCAGGATACTTCTTAGCCCAAGTTTCTATCTCTTTGTCTGACTTAGGTAGTACAAGTTCATTCTTAGCTGCTGAGTCTAGCTGTCCTTTTAGCTTTTCTATTTCTGTCTTATGCTCTTCAGCTTTGTCTTGCATGAAACGTTGAATGTCAGCATAGCGTTGCTTAAATGTTTTCTCTTCTGCGCTTAAGTCATCGTCTGAGGTTTCTTCTTGTGCTTCAGCTTTAGGTTCTTCTTCTTGTTTGGAATCACCTTTTGCTTGAACTGGGGAGTCCTTAATAGCTTTGCTACTGGGTTCTTCTTCCTGTCCTGAGCCACCTGTGTGTTCCTCTAAGAGTTGTTTTAGCTCTTCTTCGTCACGTTTAGCACGAGCCGCATTTCTACGATGCGCTGCAGAGTCTACCATTATAGGCTTTGCTTCTTCCGTTGTTGCTGCTGTTTGTTCTACCATTTTGTTTTCTCCTTATGTTGGGGCCAGCCGAAGCCAGGTATCCTTATAGTTATATGGAATTACTTTTTGTTTTTCTTCTTCTTAGGTTTACTTGCTAGTCCACCATCCTTCAAGCTTATTTGACCAGAAGGGTTTTGGCTTGATGCTGAAAGTGCAGTTTCTAAATCTTTTATGTTTTGTTGCGTTGCCGCTACGTTTTCTTCTCCTCCTGCCGCTGCTGATTCTAAATAAGAAGCTGTATTATCTTGTAAATTTTGTAATGCTGTTGATGCCGCTGCTTGATTATCTTGAGCTTGTTGGCTACCACTTGGCGGCTCTTCATCTGGTAAAACGTTGGCTGGTGTTGTAGTTGTTACAGGCTTATTAAGACCTAGCTTTTCTATTTCACCCTCCTTTAAACCTTCTATACCCTTGTCTAATAAACGTCTTACTCTAGAAGCATTTATTATAGCGTAGTGCCTAGCAGCTACACCATTACCCATTTTTACCGCCCTGTCGTATGCTGATTGTTCTTGTTGTGATAATAAGGTTACGTAGCCACCACCTTCTGTGCTTACAATACCACTTAGGTTAGCATCATCACCAAGTGCAGTAGTTAGTTGTTCCACTGTTGGCATTTCACCGCCCATAGAAAGTCCGTACACACTATACTCAGGTTTAAATTTCTCTTCTTCTTTGTCTTTAAAAATAGAACTCATATCTTCTTTAAACTGACCATACCCTGCTTTAAGCCTATCTGCCATAGTCATGTCATCAATTTCTTTAAATTTTGCTGCTAAGTCTGGATTTGTTGTTTTCCAATCAGCGCCAAACTTTTTTTCTAATGCAGCATTTAATTTTTTTCTATCTGCTATTGTTTTAAGTATTACTGGAGCAGCTAAAGGATTTATTGCAGCCATGCCAGTAAGGGTTGCTTGCTGAGAAGCTAAGTTACCATATATATTTATATAGTCTTGCTCACTAGCTGTACCTGCTAATGCACTTTCAAAGGTTTCCGCGTAAGCATCTCTTTCAGCTTGTTGTGCAATAGTTGTTAAACTTTCTACTTCTTGATTAATATCATCGTTGTCTGATCCAGTTACAGTGGGTGTATCTTCTGTAACAGTCTGTGTCGTTTTATAATCTTTACTTATATAATCATCATACTCTGCTTGAGTATTAGCTGTAACTATTTCACCGTTAGGGCCATACAAAGTTACAGGAGTAAACGGAGGCTGAAGACTAGGTGCAGGACCAAACAAGCTAGACCCTACATAAAAATCACTAGGTGGCATGTATGTCATACCATCTTTTATTATAGGCTTTGGCACACCTGTATTAGTATTAGACGCAGTGTTAGCAATTTGGTTATTAGCTGTAAAAGGGTTATTAATTGGATTACCATAAGGGTTAAGAGATACAGTACCACCTGGAGCATAACCTGCATTGCCCATAGCAACAGGTGCACCTTGTCTGTACATCATCTGTTGTTGCTTATAAGGGTCAGACATTGTGGCTTGTGTAGGTTGTCCTGTAATGTAGCCACCTACTGCTGCATCTACAGGTTGTCCACCTATTCGTCCATTAGCTTCCATCTGAGCTAACTCTATCTTAGCATTCTTTCGTAAATCTTCAAAGAACTTCATGCCATAAAAACGAAGAACATCAGCAGGTACTACATACTCACCTTCACTTAGTTGTGCAGGAATGTCATCTCGTACTTCTTCAGGTAGTGAGCCTGGGGGTACTTCATTGCCTGATACTGGGTCTACGTCCTTGTCTTCTGCCATAAACACCATAGTCATTTGTTCATCGTCATTTAGTGCCATTAACTTTATCCCTCAAATATTTTAGCCTTCGTAATGTAGCTATTGAACCTTGGCAACGATGCAAGTCTATTGCCACCTCTGACTGTTCTAGTCTTCTTTGCTGCTCAAGAATTAAAATGTCTAGTTCTTCACAGAACGCATCCCACTGTGCTTTATTGTTTACAAAAGCCTTAAGCGACATTACCACTAAACCCTTGTTCATTTGGTACTGGTGCTATGCCTGTTCCAATATTACCGCCACCTGCACCAGTTGGATCTTGAACGTCTGCACCTGCTGGAGCACCTTCAGGTGGCATTGGTGGTGGTGTCATAGGTTGTTGAAAGCCTTTCATTATCTCAGCTTGTATTGCTGCGTCTTGCATAGAGTTAGTAATTTTATCAGGGTCTAGATCCATGCTCTTAGCAATCTCTCTAATAATGTAATCCATTTTTGCGAACGGAGCTAGTACTGGATTCTGCGCTACCTGTAAGAACTGCATTAAGCGTTGGCTACGTACTTCATTAGCCATCAGGCTTTCAGTACCGTTAGCTTTTATTTCTAGGTCACCTCTTATGCTTTCATCAAAATCAAACTGCATGTTGAATGCAAAGAAAGATTTACCCATTGGGGCAATAAGATAATCATCTACATTCTTTACAACAGTCCTGATACTACCGTTGGCAGCAGACATAAGCATACTAATACCAGAAGCAGTACGGCCCACACCCGACACGCCTGTTTGACCATGTGCGAAAGATGGAAAGCCAGTTGATTCATCTGCTAGTACCCTTGCCTTATCAAATAGCTGCATGTTTTCACCTGCAACGTTTGGAAACTTAGTGCCAAAGATAGCTTGTCCAGGTGCACCGCCTTGTCTGCGAAAGACCTTACCTGGATGTACGGATAGGTCTTGACCTGGGACTAAGTTAGTTTCGTCTATCTCAATAAGAAGATTACCAGATAATACAGCATTGTCAACAGCCATTCTCATAAAGCCGTTCATTAGGGTCTGTGTGTCATCCATGTTCTCAGCAATGCCTACACCAAAGAAGGAGTAAGGGTTATGCTCAAAGGGTACTGCGTAGTAAGGTATACGTGCAGGTTTGAAGGGGTTAAGCACACAACGAATTACTTTACCGTTGACTGTCCATATATTAGCATTGACTTCAAACAAGTCATTATATTCTTTAGGTATCTTAATACCATTCTCTTCAAGTATATCTTTATCAACAAAGCCCCAGAACTCTAGTACCTCCCAACGCTCACTATCTGTAGATATACTATCATCGTCCTCCATCTTCATTTCCCAATGCTTACGCACATAGTCTGAGCCTGAAGCTACAGCGTCTTCAATAGCATCTTCCATAAAGTATGGTCTATCTTTTAGTGCACGTATTTGATTACGTGACATCTTGTGTCTCTGAACAACGTACTCTGCATCGTCCATAGATGTAGCTTCAGGGTCAGGGTAGAAGTCCCATACAGATACATGGTTAGTTGATGGTACAGTTTTAATTAGTGGATCATACTCACCTTCATCATCCCAGTTAGGATACTCTTTATCTATAGCGAATGGGCCTTTCATTACACCTGTGCCTAGCAATGCCATCTCAAATGCCATACTACGTAGATGCTTAGATGCCCCACTTTCTTGTAGTTGATCGTGTATCTTCTTTTCCATCTTCTTAGCTGCTACCATAGCAGGATGGAATGTCACACTCGTAGGAGTTGTACCGTCACCTTCTATTACTTTTTCAGATACTGATGAAAGCTTATCACTTACACTACCCATCTTTTTTTCTAGGTCATATAATGTTTCACCTGGCTTTAGTTTAGTTTCAGGTGTAATTAGATAAGGTTTATTTGTTTCAGTAGTAAAGGTAGTTTTTAATTCTTCTGAAGCTTTATCTGCGTTGGGGTCTAAGTTAATGTGTACTGCCTCTGCCACACCATCAGGTAATACAGAAGGATTTACAGAAAGAGGAAACTTATTGTTTCCAAATAGTACGTCTACTATCTGTCCGTATGCAGCTAGTGTTTTGGTCTTAGTAACCTTAACAAATACTCTAGACTTTTCTGAAGAAGTAAACTGTACATCAGGACCATATATACCTCTGTAGTTTCGGTATGCCCTCATCCAACGCTCTTCATCACCTAAACGAGCATCTTCAGCACGTTTGTAGCGATCACCTACAAAGGATACTATACTGCTTACACTTTCAAAGAGTTTGTCCTCTTCACTCTCTGCAGCTATTACATCATCTGTCTCAAAAGATAAGTCTTCTATTTCTGCCATATTTAATATCCAAATGTTGGGTCTGACATCTGAAAGCCAGAACGTTGTTTTGAAGGATCATAATCCCATATAGAACTTCTTGGTCTAGTCATTATACCGTAGCGTAAAGCGTCATACAAGTGATCTTCTGCGTGAGTATCTACATCTTCAGGGTTCTTTTTATCTAGCGGTATCGTAGGTATCTGTGCTATAGTGTTGGTGCAGGTGGAGAAGAACACGAGTCTAGGCTCTTCAGTGAACTCATCCACCTGCAACCTACGGTGTATCTCATTCTTACCAGACACTCTAGATCCACGAGAGCGATCAGAAGGACGCCAACGGCAACCCTTCATGTTCATTTGCTCTGCTAGTGATGGTCCAGTATCGCCTCTGTTGTGCCAAAGTGATGAGTCCAAAACACCGTACCTCATTGTACCATCTTCTGCTTCTGCTTCTAATATCATGTCAGCTAAATCTGTAGCTGTAACCTTAGAACAGTATAACTCTCTGTAAACCACTAGTTGTTCATCTGGTGAAACAGCAAACCAAAGTACTCCTGTGTAAGAACCGTAGCCGTAGTCGCAAGCCCTGAACCTAGCCCATGATCTAGGAATGTCGTATGGGTCAACTACGTGTATGGCTCTGTTAAACTCAGGGAATGCTGCTCCTTCATTAGTATCCCAGTTACCTTCTAGTAACTGCTTTCTCTGGTGCTCTGGCAATGATAGTAGCATTGCTTCGTAGTCACCGCTGTCTGCTAGGTATGGGTTATCAAACAAACTAGCAGGTATAAATCTACGCTTAAACAAGGGCTGTCCTTCACGACTATGCCCTCTAGGAAATCTTATAGTCTCACCCGACTCAATGTTAGTAGCCCAGAATGGCTCATTTGCAGGTGAAGGGTCTATAAACATTTTCTTTACCCAACTATGTCCATTGCCTCCTGGGTTAGTAGTACCTCTCATGTACAAACCTAGCTGAGAGCTAAATGCTGAACGAAGTCGTGACCTCATATAATTCCAAGCATAAGGAGTAGGCCACTGTGTAAGTTCATCAAAGCCAATCCAGTTAAACGCTTGTCCTTGATAGCGTGTCACGTCCATGTCTTTATCTAAGTAAGACATCCACAGTCTACCACCTCTAGGTGCAATCCACTGTGATTTACGTTCACTCCACTTGATACCAGGTATTGCTTTAGGATAAAGCTCTTGACTCTTCTGTATAAGCTCTCTAAGTTCTTCAGTAGTATGGCGAACAAGTAGACCACTAAAGTTTGGATCGTTTAGACCATGAAGGGGGTCAGCAAGCATTGCAAAGCTCTTACCACCACCTGCTGCCCCTCCATACAAGACTTCTCTTTCAGATGCGGATAAGAAGCTTGTTTGTGGTCCTGGGTTTGGTTTAAACACTACTTCTTGAGCAATGTCAACATCAAACTCAGGCGCTTTTACTTCGGCTGCTACAACTTGTACTTCAGGCTCTGGCTTCGCTTGACTTGTTTGTGTAGGCTCCGATTCTTTCTTCTTCAAGGTTCTTGATTTCTTGTAACGTTTCTTGGAGCCGCTTGGCAAGCTTCCGCTTAATTGTAGCTGCTTTCTTACGTTTTCGCTCAATGTCTACCCTTTTCTTAAGTCCTTCACCAGATATGTACCTACCCGTTTGCTTTGTTAGCCACAGTGCTACTTCTTTATAAGTGTATTGCAAGATATGATTCTTTGCAAGTTCTAATGCTTCTAGCTCAGGGATGATAGGCTGAAGTAGCTTATCATTGTCAGGGTCAACTTCATAACCAAACGGTATTGTTCTAGTTACTCTAGCTATTACGTGCCACTGTTTTTCTGCACCCTTGTGTGGTCTAGGTAGCTCCCAGTAGCCAAGAGATTCACGGTTTACACTTATTCGTTTGTTCCTTCTTTAGATGGTAATATAAATACGCCACCGCTAGATGACGATACGTCTACTCTTTCTACCTTACCAAGTCCTGCTCTGTCAAGCAAGTCTTTAGCTGCTGACATCTTATCTCGTATGCCTAGCTCTGTTGGGTCACTCAATGCACCCACCATAGCCATAGCAGCTTTAGGTGCAGTACGTGCAAAGTAACTACGTGTACGATCACCTATCTCGTCTTTAAGAGATTCTACAATAGCTGTAGTACTAGAAGACTCACCATACCCTGATAGTTTCTTAGCTTGTACAACATCCCCTCCTGCCTCTTCAAACAAGACTTCAAGGAACTTCTGTTGTTTTTCTGTTAGGTTTCTAGCCATTTATGTCACCATGTAAATTACAAATCCGAATATACCAAGACCTACAGTTAAAAGCAAACCTGTTACGCCCCAAGTTACAATAGCTTCTTGCATTTCAGCTTTACGGTATTCTTGTTCTTTCTTTTGTTTGCGTATCCTACCTTCAGTAGCTACAAGCTCATCCCAAGCGGATGGCCCCATACTGAAACTAATCCAGTCTTTTAGCTCTTTTCTCATTTCTTCAGCTTTTCTTTTAGCTGTAAATATTTCTAGAGCTTCTGCTTCTACAGACCCACCATTGAGTGCTTTCCACCAAGGAGGGTTCTTGTTTTTTTGTTCAGCATAGGCTAGATCACTCATGCAACCTGCCCATTGGGTCAACTGTCCTGACATATCTTGTAGGTCTTTACCTACCTGAAAGCCTTTCTTCAACGCATTGAAAGCTACGGTTGCACCACCGATGATTGTTACTGGGTCCACGAGCCTCCTCCAAAAGTACTCCTAGTATCATTAAAGAACTGATTGTGTTTTTCAAAGAGCCTTACCTGATAGTATAGCCCTTTCTATATCACATCTACCAATGCCTAAGTCTCGTAGCTCTCTGTCAGTCATTTGGTAAAGTTGCAAACGTGCAATCTTACGTCTAGCTGACTCTGTTCTTGCTTCTATTAATCTGTTAAATAATCGTCTTATCATTTTATGTATTATCCTTATGTTACTGCCTTTATTGGCTGTTACATAGTTATACATAAATAACGTTAGGTTAGTAGCGACAATACGGAATATCCGTTATGTCGGTTGGTAATGTTCCTCCCCAGAAAGTATTACATGAAAGTCTGAGCTAGACTCTTCAAAACCTACAATCTTATCTCCTGCAGATAGGGCAAGATAAGCCCCACCTTCTATTACTTCTTCTAAACCATTACCTGCAATACTGTGATCATCTATAATAAAATGATAAGTTGTTGTTGCAGCTTCGTACCATTGAAGACTATACTTCTTAGTTGCAGAAGAACCGTTTGATACATGTAAAAATCTAATCAGACTAACAAAATTATTGGGGCAAGTGTATATAACATCACCATCATCCCCTCCCGAAGTTGCACTAAAATCCTTAGCTGCTGAGAAAAATTTAGCGTCTGCTAATATAGTCACTTTTTACCTTTTACTTTCTTAACTACTTTAGTAGTCCATGCTTCATTCTCTGGTGTATCAGGATCATCAGCAATGTAGTGACCTTTTTTATCCCTAGCTCTAACAGTTTCTACTTCAGCAGTACCTGACATCAAAGCTTCTAGTTCTGGTACTTCAGTTATAAACCCACCGTCACGATCTGGCTTATCCATTACTACTGCTTTGTTGCTATCTATAACTGTGTTACCCATTACAATGTAACCTAGAGATTCTATAGCTTCTTCTTGTTCTTTAGTTAAATCAGTCATTACTTACGAGCCTTTCTATTTGGTGGTACGGATGCACCTGCTCTAGCTGCGCCACCTTTAGAGTAACCTTTTTTCTTTTTGGTCATGCCACCTTTATTCATTTTACCTTTACCGTCTGCAGCATAAAAGGGAACCATCTTTCCACCCTTACCTTTGACCATCTTCAAGCCACCTGCTGCGTAGCCCTTCTTTTTCATACCGCCCTTGGCATAACCTTTTTTCTTCATGCCGCCCTTAGCGTAGCCTTTTTTCTTCATGCCACCTTTAGCCATACCTTTTTTCTTCATTTTCATTCCATGCATTGCCATGATTAATTTTCCTCACTGTATAAGTTGTTAAACACTCGTTGCGTATCCCATACATAGTCTACGTCTTCTTTTGAATTATATATGTGTTGGTTTGGTTTAAAGTCTGGTGCGCCTTCTCCTGTTTCAAACCAAGCAGGGTGAGTTACTCTCACTCTATTATTGGGCAACGCAACTATGTTACCTGTGTATTCTCCTGCATCTAACAACTCTAATACGTGAGATTGTTTATGTTGTGCAGGATCGTCTGCTACTTCATTGTCTGTATAATCTACAGTGAAGTAATACTTTGCAGGGTAGAACTCACCGTCTACCTTAGCTATCCAAGGAGCAGGACTTGCTCTCTCTAACTTATATACAGAATGTGTATGAGACATACAATCCCAAGGCTGTGCCATATATGGTGGTAACTCTGTAGGCCAATCATCTAGTGGTGTATCAGCTACAAGTGCAGTCAAGGGCATCCTAGCCCACATCGCACCACCGTGTATATTCTCTGAGTCATCAAAGTCTGACTCACATCCAGTAAATATAACTTGAAAGCTTAACGTTCTGTTTGGCATGGTGGTTACACCTATGACCATACAATGTAAAAACTCTCCATGATATTCTTCTAAGTTCTTCGTGTATTCTCTACGTACCCACGCTTTGAAGTACGGTATGCTGCTAGTAAGAAACGACATTACTTTCCTTTCGGTTTAACACCTCGCTTCTTCATACTAACAGCTATTGCAGCTTGTTGTCTAGGACTTTTAACAGCAGCACCCCCTTTATTGGCTCTAAATCGTCTAGTCTTCTCTGCGATTTTCTTAGGTTGAGGTACATGCTGCTTACCTGCCGCCTTGCCTTTTCGTTTAGCTCTGGTTGTAGCGGCATACTCACTGCTGCTAAG